CAACATAGACCGCATATTGCAAGTCTAGGTTCTTGATCAACACTTTGTACGGCAAAGAAAGATCGGCAGCAATCTCCAGCAATTCATCAGCAGCAGAACCGATATCTTGGGTATTTTGACCCATGTCAGTTCCAGTCATGTTTGATGTAGTGGTAAAAGTCTGCGAGTTGATTGATGCACCATTTTTGGATGCGTACAACCTAGCGGACATTTCGATCTCGTTTGCCATGATTCAGTTGGTTAAATCTCGCAGAACGTCGCTTGAATGGTCACGGCAGAGGTATTCGCTAGGAGATACAACGTCGCGCTAACGTATGGCATCAGCAGCGTCTCTCCAGCGGGAATCCGCATCGTGTAAGTTCCAGAGACAAAGCCAAGCTCAACATAGTTGGTATTGTCCAAGTTGGCGATTAGTAGCTTATACGGACTAGCTACATCAACCGGAACGTCTAGAGCTTCAACGGTGGTGCCAATCAATTGGGTTTGTGAACCCATATCGACTCCAGCCATCGTTGCGCTTTTGGTGTAAGTTACGCTCGGCAAGAACGCTCCACCTTTGGAAGCGTACAAGCGAGCAGTCATTTGGATTTCGTCAGCCATGTTGTGTTAGGTTAGGTTATCTGAGTAAACTAGGGTCTACGTCGTAAGGATATGCGAAAAGATCCCAAGCTGCAAACGTCCAAGTCTCGTTGCGTTCAACTTGGTTGGTCTTAATCATCAGCGAGGTTGAGTCGTTTGTTTTAAGCCAAGCCCAAGCTGTTCCAGATGGAGTCAGATTGGGATTCAACGGCGGTCTTGGCATTATGTTTCTTACTGACGCAGGAAACAGATTATTGTTTGCAAGGACAACTCCAGAATACACCGCCGATATAATCGGTGGAGTTGATGGCAATCCGTTTAGAGCAGAATAAGACGATATCCGAGTCAATGAACAGCGGGAGGTCTGAAAACTAGTCTGACCGCGAGCAAACTTTTTGATCAATTCATAAGCCAAAGGAAATTGGCTTTGTGACATTGGGAGTTTGTTGTTCTTGGGATCATCTCCAGAAGCTCTGACCGCTGAATAGTATTCTTCCTCTGAGATGTATGTTCTAGCCTCGGCTCTTACTTGCGGCAGTTCAAACAAAGAAGCATCAACGTATTCAGTCCTAAACTCGTAACGCTGAGACGGTTCTTCATCTCCTGCCGGTTGCAAAGCGGTAGGATTATTGGTGTTAAAGTTAGTCCCAGAAAAAGTAACCGTTGCTTCAGAGTACGGACCCTTTTCAATAATTTGGTATTTGCCTCCAGCAATAACCCAGTTAACTGAAGCATTACGCAAAGCGTCTTTGCTTCCGCGATATGTGTAAATTATCTGCCTACCAGTACCATCACCTCCGCTGTATTCGCGGGAAACTTCAATGTATCCAAAGTCTTTATTTGAAAGATCTATATCACTAGTTTTGATTGTAGCCATATTAGTCTTCTGTGTTTCTTGACGTCTTATCGGTATTCTTCACAATCATCTTCAATTGAAGAGTTTGTTCAATGGCTTGTCTAATAGCTGTATCTTGTGCGCCCTGAAATCCACTGAATCCGCCAATGCGAGCAAGAGGGTCTTGAGATCCACCAAGAGAGAACTTGTCTCCTTTGACTCTTTCAAATTGGGGTGTTCCTATAGGCGGAGGATTAACTGGTCCTCCAAATGCGGTTTGCCTATCAGCCTCAATTCTCTGTTGCACTATTCTTGACAACGCTTCATCTGACATTTTTCTTTCATATATAGCTTTAGCAGCTTTGTTTGCTCGTTCCCATCTTTGTATGTAATTTTCGGCTGGCTTTGTTAAGCCTTCATTTACCCTTTTAAGAGCCGCAGCCGTTGCTGTAATACCAGATGCAATAACTGGAGCGGCTAGAGTTTTAACAATACGCAACTGCTCATCTAAAAGAGTGTTTGCTTTTGCTAATACATCAATATCACTGCTAGAGATTAAAGTTCTTTGTGATGTAGTATTGTAATCAGCAAGAGCAGAAGCTGCTGTTTTAAGCTTTAGACCATAAATCTCTATCATTGCAGCGGTTGTCTCCGCTGACTTTCCAGCATTCTTATGGGCTTCGGCAGCTTTAACAGCACCGTCAATTGTGGTCAATTGTATGTCGTACAATTGTTCTGTTGTAAAACCTAAAGATTGAAGTGTCTTAAGCGCATCTTGATCTCCAGATGTTGCCTTAAGCCTAACTTGTTCAAACTTTGCTAGAACAGAACCAAACTTATCAAAAGTTACTCCAGTTTCTCCAGCTAATATTTGAAGCCTTTGAATCTGGTCAGTCGTTAGATTGAGTTGTTCTGATAAATCTTGGATTTTATCTGCTGACTCAATTACGTTTTTTGTAAAAGCGGCAATCGCTGCAACTGAAAGAGCGGCTCCAAGTTTACTTGCAACCGCTCCTTTAAAAGTGGTTCCAAATCTTTCACCTAATCCCTGAGCGCGTTTGATCCCCATCTCAAATTGAGTGGAATCAATCCCAAGCTTTACCAACATCGAGAGAATACCCATATCAGTTATCTTGTTGGTTTTGCCAAATGGCCTCGCTTTGGTCGTCCCACAACTGAACTTGCCCCATCATCTCTGCGTGAGCTAGAATCAGCCTTTCTGCGTCACCAAGAGGCATCCTGACTGCATCGTCTGGTCCAATCCCGATATTCAGACAACCTACAAGCACTCGCTCGGTCCACGGCATTGCGGGACGCTTTGATTTGCTTCCAGCCTCCATCAGCACCTCGGGAGCGGTTGATTGCTCCTTAAGCCACAACTGGAACTTGTCGGACTCAACCATCAGATTCATCCGCTTGATCCGCTTCGACCACAACCAGAGAAACAAATCCCTCCAGACTGATTTGATTGATCTAATAGACTCCAGAGGAGGCTGTGAGCAAACAAGCACAGCCTCCGCTAGATCATTGGAGTTAATCTCACCACCTAACACATAAGGAGACCGCAGTCTTTGCAACAATATCGCATGACCCACGGTATATGGGACAAGTCGAACCCCAAGCACCACTGGTGCTGGAGGTCCGCTTTCTGCGAGTATTCTTGCAAGTTCTGACACGATTACAGAGTGATCGCTGCGGTAGATCCGGTGATACCAGCGTATTTCACGCAAGGGAGACTGAGCATAGCCTTTCCAGACTGCGTAAACTTAAGGCTTCCACCTCCAATGTAAATCCAATCGCCATTAATAGAGTCGCTTCCTGTAGGGGGACTTCCCGCAGTGAAGGCTGCTCCGATAGATATTGAATCTGCCAACGTGACATTTACCCGTCCGTTGCCATTGGGAATTATTGCAGCAAGTTTAGCAGCAGTGGCATCAACTCCACTTGGAATAATGTTAAAAGTAGCAGACAAGCGATCCCCCGCACTTACATTGGCAACCACTTCGCCAGATGAATTTTTTACCTGTTCGGTGTCGCATTCATGCGTAATGTCCATGCTCTCAAGAGTCGCAATTCCAGCGACCAAAGGGAGAAGATTTGCGGAATCGTAGACTTTGATGGTAGCTTTAGTCCCGTAGACTAGACCTAGACCTTTTGATGTTGCCATGTTTGGGTTTTATTGTTCGTTTGCTGCTGCGAAAATTGTCATGGATCGCGAAAAAGTTCTAGCTCTTTCGCTGATGTCGTTGATCCCAAAGTCAACTGGAACCGCGAATTGCGCGTTGAAGCCTCCCGAGGGATCGGTGTCGAGCGCGTCTAACTCAGCAATGTTCCCGTCAACGTAGAGGTATTGCAGGAGATTCTCAAAGATTTGAACAACCGCCAGAGCTTGAGCCTCCGAGGTATCGTCTGCGGACAACTGGAGCGTAGCGGTTATGTCTATCTCACAAGTGCGGTCTATCGGATGAACTGGAGTCGCGGTCGATGCGCGAACAACAATGCGCGGGAAGCTCGGCATCTGATCCTCTAGATCTTGATCTGCAAACGCACCGTGACCATAGCTAGTGAGACAAGTCGGAGTGCCAATAGGAGACTCTGACCAGTCTTCAGCAGCAAGCCAGTCAACTAGAGCGCGTTCTGTTCGTAGTGCTACAGCGTTCATGTAACTGTGATTCCTTTGGATTCAGACCCGTCAAAAGCGGCTTGCAGTGCTGCGGCAATGTGGTTTTCAAGCTCACGGGCTTCATCGTTGTAAGCTTGTTGCATCGCTTTGGCGTAGATTCCTTCGACGGTTCCAACTTGATTGTCGGCCAGTCCAATGTTCATTCGGACATAACTCGATGGGTTAAATCCGGCTTTGGCGTTGTACGCATAGGCTGAAGAGCCTTTGTGCATCGCTACATTCTCCTGCGGCAAACCGTATTGATTGGCGAGATTAATTAACGCTTGGTTTCCAGCTACGGACTTAACGCCAGCAGATCCCTTCTTAGCTCGTCGAGTTCCGCCAAACTGTTGGAAGGATGGTGAAAGCTTTTTGATGGCTTTAGTCACGCATGACTTGAGATAACCAACAGAACCAGCAGCGCGTCTGCGAAGTTTTCCCGCAGCGTCACGCATATCTTGACCGTAGAGACCGGGTTTTCCAGCCTTCGCGTTTTTAGCTTGAGCGATCAAGTGGACCACTCGTAGCTGTCGAGATTTACCCACTCGCTTGCCGGTCTTCTTGTCAAAGCGATCCGCTCCAACTGGTCGATTGAAATAATCGAGAATCTTGTTACGAGCCGCTTGTGGCGACTTAGGAGGCAACAAGCAGTACAACCGCAGCATCAAGAAAAACGTGCGAGCGTTGACCGCATCAGCCAGAGACCGCTTGGTCTTGGGCAAGTACTCCTTCCAAGCAGCGTCAAACCTCGACGTATCAACTGTTACGGTTGGAGTCATTTGGTTTTAGAGCCAAGTTCAAGCGCGTAATAAGCTCCAGATCCATCCCTCTTTGCGGACATAATCCGCATCTGGCGACCGTCGTAAGTGAGGAGTCTGCCTACCACCGGAATCATCTTCCCGAAAGTCAGCAGCAATCGGTCAGTGTTCTCTTGCAATAGCAAGCTCCCGCTCTCTTGCAGGAGCCGGTCAGCAGTGGAACCAACGTCACAAGACCAGACTGCAGCGTCAACGGTTACCAATGTTGAGTCAGCTAGTCGCCAATCGGAGAACTTGACGAGAACTCGCGCTTGGACGTTGTCTTGAAACCCACCGGAGATAACCGAGTTAGCGTCAGTGATCGCAGCGGGAAGACAGCGCACCAGCACTCCCTGCCAAAGAAACGACGGGTTTCCCATCGCGCTCTGCAGCACAGACATCCCCAACTGGAGACTGGTTGCGATTAGATTCACGAAGTGAAGTAAGCACCACTGACAATGAGTCGGGAGGTTGCTTGTAGGTGACCAGCAAGACTACTTGCGTCTCCATTCTCAAAATGCGAAAGCTCGCAATAGCTAGTGCCATTGATAGCTCTAGCGATCACAGCGGTCTTGGATTGATTGGTCGCGTTATCAAGCCAGACAGAAAACGCTGCTTCGTACAAAACCGGATCAGGAAGAGTCAATCGAAGGTTGCCGGTAGCACTACCACTAACGGAATTGATCGTCAGATCAACAGTAAACGTGCTGACAAAACCAATAGAAGTATGGCGAGCCGTGTTAGTAGTAAACGCAAACGTGCGACCACCACCGGAATCTGTGAGAGCGGGAGTCCATGTTGTTGGAGAAACCAACGGGAGCGCACTATACAACTCCGTAAAGTTGTCGTTCGCTTTGATCCAACTCCCGCGCAACGTATCACCGTTGTTGTCGTTTGCGGTTGATCCGACATTGATAACTTGTTGTGACATATCAGTCTTTGGGCAATGCGTACCAACCTTCGGGAAGCGTTATGCGGTTACTAGAGCGAACAGAAACGCCGTCTGCTCCTTTGACCCATACGCGAGCTTTAACGCTCTCAGCAAGCCTCACCGGCTCACCGTGAGGCACCATAACCACGCGAGACCCACAGCCGCAACTAGCGATTAGAGTCAGCAATACGATCCAGCAACTTCTTTTTGAGGTCTGGATCTCGTTTTGCGTCTTCAACGGTGGGCGGTGTTTGAACAAAACCAGTCAACCACTTGAGCAGAGCGGTTACGATCTGTTCGATGAAATTCACTCAAGCTTTTTGTCAGCGTCTTTGGCAGCGATCAAACCAAAGCCAATGGTCACAGCAGCAATAGTCGCAGCGAGATCAATGTTGGTCGTAGGGTCACCATCAAACAATGCTTTGAGCGCACCACCAACAGCGACAAGTATTGCGCCAACGCCAGCGAGAGTTGTTTTCCAGTTCATTTTTTGAAGGTTTTGTACAGACCGATTGATGCTGCAATAAAGGCTAAAACAGCGGCTCCAAGTTGGAACCACTGAGTTAGTTGAGGAATAAAAGAAACCGCACCAGCAGCGGCAGCGGTCGCTAGAGAGATACCAACTCCGCTGCTGTTGTTAGTGTCGGTTTGCATTACTCAGTAGGCTGTACGGCTTCAACCACCGGATTCGCCAGCTTGTAAGCCTCCACAACCGCCGGAGTCCACAGCGCGTTGGCGATATTCACAACCTCAACCGGCTGACCTTCTAGCGAGTCACCGGGATTCAATGTGTACTGCGAGGTAATCTCAGAACCCACAATCGAACCGCTGTTGTCGTAATCAACGCCGGTCGTAACAAACAACGAGTTGTTCTGGTTGCACTGCACTGCGACAATGTTGACTGGTACGATCATTGGATGGTGGGTTTGAGGTTGGCGTTGTAAGCGGTAATCGCGGCAGGAGTCCAGACAGCGTTGGCAATCGCTACAACCTGCTCTGGCTGACCCGTAAGGTCTGAGCCGGGAGCGAGGCAGTAGCGGCGGAAGGTGGAAGCCTTCACGGCTTCTCCATCGACGATCTGGTCCGCAAGACGGACCTGAAGGACGGT